GTGCAGTGCAGATCGGCTTAAATGCCGCTGATCAACTGCCGCTACATCTTCAAGAGATGCGCGAGAGGTGAACAGAGGAATTAGCTCGGACTGTGCTGTATGAAATAAGTCTCCATCAAGTGAGTAAGAAGTAGCAGAATCGAACTGCTGGCCACGCAAATAACGTGCCCCAAACCTGGACTTCTTATCCATCAAAATGAATGACTTAGTCAAAGCAGCCCATCCATCCAGTTCATCAGAACGGTAAACTGGACTCGGTATCCAGCCTTTTACTTCAAAGCGCTGATAAGATGGTTGAGAGAGATCACCACTTTGTGGCGAAAATCTCCCAACACTCTCGAAACCGAGAAAGGAGAAACGTCCCAACATGCTAGAGGTTTCACGAACATAGGGCAAAGGCCCTAAAATTCTCTCAAGTTTGTTAAACATGAGAGTTGCGGTCTGCCAATATCCTTTGAGATAAAAGAGATTGGCCGTTGCGCACCACGAAACCAACGAAGCATGTTGCTGCTTGTTCTCAGGATACGGTTGTCTGATATACGTAGGTGTAACCTCGTAACCAGCATACGCATCTCGCCCACAAGATTCTCGAAACTTTCCAGTCTTGAAAGTCTTGTTGACGTTTACCTTGCAATTATATTCCTGCAGGTAATCGAGAACAACATCCGCATGCGTAGATGGAACGATAATATCGTCGCCATATACGCGCACTCGCCGAGAAACTTTAAAAATGTTTCTCTGAGTGCAAGAAAGGTTCTGTGCATCCAGCAAAGCCATTACACAAATTGTGTAGAAATACATGGCCTCAACTGGAAAACAGAGAGCACTCCCCATAGACGCGAATTTTCTGAGAGGGTCAACTATTTGACCATCAGGGAGACGCGCCCGCGTAGAACGGCATGCTAGAATGGAATCCCTTAAATCCGGATTCCCTTCAAACATGTACATAGCAAGGTCAAGTGGAACTCGATCACTCGCTTCTGAAAGATCGATTGTTGCATATCGACCCGTTCTTGACGCTTTCATTGCCAAGCGTTGGTTAATTGACTGGTCTCGGAAATTAATCCGGGATCTAGTCAACCAATGCGACTCGAGCTTCTCATATAGATAGTCTCGTATCCCCTGCTGTATGTATTGCATACAGGCAGGTTCAATGGCAATGACACGGGGTGAACTGAGGGTTTTGGGCACGGTAACAACCTTTACAGGTTGTTCATCATGCTCTGGAACGATCGTTACAATTTCGAGTTCCTCACTGTCCACATCGATACCCAAAGGGTACCCATTGTCGACAAGAGGGAAGTAAGACTCGAGACGATCGTGCCACCGACGAATGACGTACTTCTGATTTCCAGAAAGTCTGTCAGCCGTTGCACCAGGCCCGTGCCTTGGAGTAATTGTATCAGTGATAAAATCACGAAACATACTACCCCAGAGCACACGAGTAGTAGCCAAAAACTTGGCCCTCTTCTCGTCTGGTAATGAAAACGCCTCGAATTCACGCTCAATTTCGATGAAGCTCCTGAATGCCTTCCTGATCCGGTTCTCGGAACAGGGGAGTTCCACTTTGCTGAAGAGACGACATATCTGCCGTACAGCTTCAACACAAGTAGGAATATCATCGGGAGCCATGCCATCAACTGATTGAACATTAGTTGGGGGTTCATTGAAAATTACCTTTCCTGTCTTATGGTCGAAAATCTGACCAAGCAAACCTCTCAAGAATGAGGGGAGCGCTTCATGCTTATTTATCCGGTGAAACACCCGGAAGCATGCAGGGTCTAGAATCCCACACTCTAAGCTTCTTTCGAATAACTTAGAGAAATTGGGTAGGGTTATCGTAAGAAACGATATACCTTCTTTTTCGACCCGTGACTTGATTGTTTCCAGGTCACGTAAATCAAAGACATCAGCGGAACATTTCGCGCATGCGTCTCTATAGACAGCATCCGCGACCTCTAGATAAAAGTCATTTAAGCTTTTCAAGGTATCCTCCTAAACCGGAGGTGTGCCTTCACCAAGCAAAGTGATATGCCAAGCCCAGAACAAATCATGGGCCCACATTACCTCGTACATACCCAAACGGGTAAACGTCGAAGCTGAAGCAGCACTTAGTCAGAATTACCCGACTCGAGAGCTGCAACAACTGGAGCAGAAGGAAGAGGTTCACTCTTCGTTCTAGACACAGTCTTGCTGTCAATGTTCCAATATTGGATCCTTGAATACGATATGAAGTGACGGTATGCTTTCTTCGCCGCCCACAAAGGTATTACCCTTCGTCCGCAACGATCAAAGCCTTCGCTCACTGCATATTGCAGCATTTGGACAAATCGTCCTTTGTTCTTTTTGTTCAACCAATCAACTTGAAAAGTTGTAAGGGTGTCATCAGAAAGAACAATGCAATTGTGGAGTTCAAAAAAACTCAACAATATTTTTCAACTCAACTGTGTTCATATAAGCTCCTAGCCTCCCCTTGCGGGGGGCCGTTAATGAAACCTACGACTCTTCGCCGTAGAGTTTCCCGACGTTTGTACTGGTTAGCCAGCCTGAAAGGCCAGCCACTAAGTCGCTCACCTCGGTCGCTGAGAACGTTGTTCCCATTGGCCGATCGATGACGGTCTGCACAGACATATTCTCCCACTGGTTTGCACTAGTGAGAGGGTCTGCCTTTACAGCCCGATAGTCTACCCGAACCAAAGAACGAACCCGCGCTCCGCTCTCTTGATGAGAGACTTTGAACGTATAGGATTTATCGTTCTTTTGATAGATCGCCGACAAGGCGTCTGTCTTGATTCGCGGCATTGACTGTGCGACAGTAGCAACGGTAATAACTTGTGGATCGGCAAGTGCCATGTGATCTCCTTTTATGGAGAGCCATAGCATAGCTTGGTCGACTCTCCAGAGTTAATGGGGAGTTTACCTAGCACCAATTCATTCTTTTCCCAAGAGAACAAATTTGGAAAAGATGCTAGAGGAAGACCTACAGTGATTGGAAAACGAATTAAACCCCTGTTTTACGGAGGCCATTTTTCGTAATTCCAAGAGCACCTAAGATCGCTAATCTCTCGGGAGATAAAGAATCCCAAGAGACGCGAAATCCATATGGACTATCTGCAGACACCCGATTCTTCGCCGAATAAACCCGACGAAAAACGAGTGTCTTCATACCGTTCACAAAAGGTAACTTGACCGTCATGGTCCGTTCAACCATCTTGTGAGCGGTAATATAGAAATAGGCCGCGGCAACTTGATCTTCCAGTGTGTCAGACATACGTTGGATAAAACTACCAACGTTTGACACCCAGTCGATTAGCCACGTCCAAGGAGTAGCTTGCCAAATGTGATACGGATTCACTTCCAAGCCATATATTTTTATGGCTCGCTTGATTTCATTCCAAGCCGATGAATAATCGGGAAGTGTGATATCAAATTCGGGACGGTAAAATCTAAACTTACCCGACGCATGGATCGAAAGGGAGGTTTTCTCCACGACCGACCATGACGGCGGATTAGTAAAGAATTTAGAAGGAATACCTACGGGATACACTGGTGTCGAATAGCTGATAGAGTTATACGGCTCAGTGTGCTCATAGATAACCTCCTCATTACTGTCTTTTGTCACTCCGACCGATTTCCGTACCCACTTCCCATTTTCAGCGGTTATCCGCTTAATAATTTCGGAAGCGTCGAGATAAGTCGTATAAAACGACTTTAAATCTCCTAGGAACGGAGCCCAACCAAATTCATGGTTGATGAAATGTTCAGCTAGGTCTCGGGGTTCCATCTGTCTAGATGATAACACCGTACCGTGACTAACTCCATTAACCTCTTTTACGGAGGACTGCCACGAAATCCCAAGGGCTTTCGCGGAAGTTTGAAGCATAGGCACCGTGTCTCCAATTTCTCGGAGAAACACGTATAGACTGGCCATCTCTAACTTAGGCTTGGCAGATCGCCAAGCTCGGTCGAAGTATGCAGCCACATCAGGTAACAACGCATTAGAGTTCCCGGTATAAGCTAGAGGGGTTTGAGCCCATCCAGCTCCCCAGTCGGAATTGCTCGGTGGTTTAAATCCAGCGACAAACCGACTGTTACCATCAGAACTGTAAAACGTGCCTGATCCTACGATGCCCTTTTCGGGCAACGCAGTGTCGATTTTTACATTAAGGAAAGGTCCGCCCGTGGTATACAACGGAACATCACCTGGTTGGGTGAATTCAGTTGTACGTCGACGAGTCTTGGGATGAAGTTCATCCCAAGTCTGTTCAACGACACAAGCAGACACATCCGGACTGTACGATTGATCGCCGTAAGGAGTACCCCATCCTAAAAAGACGGGCACACCGTTTGAAAAACCGGTGAGTTTATCTTGGTAATAGCCTAAATGAATAGGCGAATTCCAAGCTCCATGGTTATTGACTTTTGGGTCAACACCAACTACGCGAAATCGATATCGAGTGGGCAACATAAGCTACAACTCTCCATATGAATAAATGTGATAGGCGAAAAAATCGCAAATGCACAGCGGCGGAAGCGGATTAAACACCCGGTACGCCACGTTTCTGCAATCACATTTTCTTTTCGAAGACACCATCCCTGATGTCTTAAGTGGGCCCGAAGGC